TATTATAAAAAAAATAAAAGAAAAATAATAACAAGGAGTGTATTATATGAAAAAAAGAGACTAAAAAAAGATATTCAATACAAATTAACTAAATCATTACGTAAAAGAACATACATGGCTATAAAAAACAACCAGAGAGTAGGTTCAGCTATAAAAGACCTCGGTTGTACAATTTCAGAATTAAAAGAACATTTAGAGAAACAGTTTAAAGAAGGAATGAGTTGGATTAATTGGAGTATGAACGGGTGGCACATAGACCATATAATTCCTTTATCTTCTTTTGATTTAACAGATAGAAAACAGTTTTTAGAGGCTTGTAATTATACAAACCTACAACCATTATGGTCGATAGATAATATTAAAAAAAGTAATCATATATAATTATGCAGGAATCAGGACAAATTACAAAGAGAATCAATATCCCTTTTTTTGAAGGAGTTAATGCTTTAGTTGGTCACAATATTGCAAAAAAAACAGAAATGGTCCATATGGAAAACGCAAGATCAAAACAGATTGGTACCATAAGTAAAAGAGAGGGTCAAAAAGTATTAGGTACAGACTCTAATAGTAATACTTTTAGAACAACAGCAAACTATGGTTTGTTTCCTTTTGATAATGCAAACAATAAAGGTTTTTATAGAATAAGCGCAACGAGTACTCCATTATTAGAAATTGATGTACATGAAGATGTTTCAGTTTACTCCAATGGTACAATAGATGCTGGAACCTCTACAATATTTGATTCTTTCGAAGCGAATGGACTTTCTATTTCGGTAAGTGATAAGTTAGTTGTATCTGATATCTTTAACGAAAATACTGGAACAAAGGCTACAATCTATTATCTTAATAATAGTGATCAATGGATAACTTTATCTGGTTCAGGTACTAATATACCTGGAGGAGTATTTGATTATACATATGCTGAAGGGAATATATTCCTTACAAACTTTAACGGTTTAAATAGATATATTAAAAGCGATGGAACAACAGTGGTAACGTCAGCAGATGGAACAGGTCATTTATATAACACACCACCAGCTTCTAGAATTAATTTCTATAAGAATCGTTTGTATTTAGCTGATTTCACTCAAAATTTTAATAGATATAAAACAACAGTTCTTAGATCTTCTTTCCCTATGGGTATAATTTCATTAATAAGTGGAGATCAAGCTGCTATAACAACAGGAGCTACAATTGACGTTACAGACACAAAATATTTTTATACAGACTCTGGTGCAAATACATACGATATATATCGAGGAGAAACTCTAATAACAACTATTACTGTTACAACTATTAATGAAACAAGTATTGCCGCTACTTGGTCAGGTGGAGCAATTTCACTTCTTTCATCTGATGAAATTTGGATTAGTGGAACATACAATGGAGAAAAGGTATTTAGATGGGTAAATAATCCTACCACATCTGGTGAAGATGTCAAACAATACGATACAATGAAACTAGCAGGAGGAGAAAATGATCCTATTACAATGTTGACAAATATTGGAAACGTGATGTTAATTTCAAACAAGAGTACACTAGCTTCTTGGAATGATTATACTTTAGAAAATTTTGACTTAGACGTTGGATGTGTTTCCAAAAAAGGATATGTTAAAATGATAGGAACTCTTTTCTTTTTACATTACACTGGTATTTATGCTACATCAGGAAGTATACCTAAACTTATTTCAAATAAGATAGAACCATATATAACAGGTGCAACTAAACTAGGTAAGGAAAATTCAGCAGCTGGAAAGAAAGGACGAAGTATATTCTTTACACTTGGAGATGTTACTCTTTATAACCCAGATGGTTCAACTAAGAAAATCCTTAAAGACGTTTGTGTTGAATACAACCTAGTTCAAGAGAACTGGTATGTTCATACAAATGTTAAAGCAAGCGAATTTGCTACTTTTATTGAAGAATCTGATTCTGATAAACTTGAATTTACTGATACTTATGGTGACAACGCAGTTAAGGAATTTTTAAGTGGATCAACAGATGATGGAAAAGAAATTCACTTTAGAATTGATACAATGAAAATAACAATGCAGCCAACACATTTTGAATATTTAAGTAATCCTATCGCTATTGTATCAGAAGTAGAGCGCGGTGCGGCTATGCAGGTTTTTGTGAATTTAGAAAATGGAGAAGAATTCTATCCTATTAAAGGAAAATTAATAAAAGGATTATCTATCTTAAAAGTTACAAATAAAGATGATGAAAGAGGAACACCTCCTCCTGCTAGATTGATTTCTATTTCGATTCGAGATTCTAGTCGTCAGTTATGTAAATTGTCAAGAGTAAGTTTATTATTTATACCAACAACAGACACGGATAGTGATAACGAAAATTAATTATGGCAACAGAAGAAACAAACAGAGATTATGAGCAAATAGAGAGGCCTTATGACTATCTTCTTCAACGATCAGAAAATATAACTAACTCAGAAAGCACAACAGAAGAAAATAAAACCTCAGGTTCTGATACATCTCAACCATCTACTCTTGGTGGAGATACTGATGTATCTTCAAATGGGAACGTAGAAAATATGCCAGTTAAAGATGCGGGTGCAATGGATAATCTTTGGATTAATAAATTTATTCGTTCTCAAAACTGGAAACCTAAGAAAGTTGGATTTTATATTGATGGACAAACTGGATACGCAGAATTTTCTGGTGTTTATATTAGTGGAAATATTGAGGCAATTTCTGGAACAATAGGAGGGTTTACGATTGGTGCTACTGATTTATCTGCTACTTCTGGAGGAAATACAACAATTGTATCTAGTGGGTTAACTGCTTTTACTGCTGGTCCAACAGGAGTACCTACAGTTACGATAACGCAAGCAGGTCTTGCTACTTTTTCAAATATTTCAATTACTGGGGGAGCAGTCGCAACTTCTACTCTAAATGGTACAGTCTCTTTTGCAAATCTTGATGCAGCTTCTCAGGGTTGGGTACAAACATCAACTTTTTCAGTAACAGATGCAAATACAGTGGAATGGGGAGCAGGAACATTTACTACTGCTGGTGGTGTTGAATATTCAATATCTGCAAATAATACAGGGAATATGTCAGCTAGAACTTATATATATTTAGCTACTGGAACTTCAGTTACGGAATACCAAACATCAATAACAGCAAGTGATGCAGTAGGAGCTGGAAAAGTTCTTGTAGCAGTAGCAGAAAATGGTACAGTAGAACCTACTTTTACTGTATTTGGTTCTGATGAACAAAATATTAATGCAACAAGTTTAGTTAGTAAATCTATTTTAGCTGCTAATATTGGTGATAATGTTATTACTGCTGATCAAATTTTAGCTAATACAATTACAGCAACAGAAATTGCAGCAACAACGATTACAGCAGCGCAAATAGCTGCTACTACTATTACAGCAGCACAAATAGCTGCTAACACTATTGATGTAGGACAATTAGCGACTTCACTTCTTTATGCAGGAGCTATTATTATAGATACAGCAGGACTTATTCGTTCAGGACAAACTGCTTATAATACAGGTACAGGTTGGTGGATTGGTAATGATAGTGGAACACCCAAACTTTCAATAGGAGTTGGTGGTTCAACACCAAGTATGTTATGGACAGGAACAGATTTATTACTTAATGGTTCAAGTGTTAGTAAGGTTGTTGATGGTGCTATTTCAGATATTACTTATGGATTATTTAGAGGTAGTGCGGTAGATGGACTTACAGAATATACATTTAATTCAACAATAACAAGATCTTTAGTAAATACAAGTCTTTATTATAGTACAGGAAGTGCGGGTAGTTATTTGAAATCAGGAACTTTTGGGATAAGTAATAGTAGTAGTGATACATATGATTGGACTTCTTCTTACAGTTGGTTCGGTAGAGTTTTATCTCCAGCAGGTACTGCAACAGGTACATTCCAAGGGGACATATGGTTTTGGGGAATGGCAGATGATACTTTTGTTTTACCAGATGTTTCTCTGATGCAATTCTCAAGAGGGAGACAAATAGAACAATCACATATTGGATTTATTGTAGATGAAGATGATAAGTTATTTGCAACATCTGGTAGTGGTTTGGCTACAGGAGTAACACAATCATCAAGTCAAGATATAACAGAACTTTCAACAATAACACATACAAACTTTAATAATTATGAAATAGTAACAAATTATGCAGCTTTTCCAGCAATAAGTAATACTGGTGCTACAAGACCAACTGGAGCAACTGGTGGTTGGACAAATATAGCAAATACTTATGATGCAGACACTAATACTTTTGGTTATGCTACTTATGGGACATACCAATGGGTTGCTACTTTAAGTGGTGATACTGGAACAACTTACACCATGGCTCAAGTTATTAATAATAGTGGTTCTAAAGCAACAACAACCATTGGTGGTCAATATGATACTTGGGGTAAAACATGGTCAGTAACTGAATTTACTGATGCTAACTTTAGTGTTATGTTATCGCTAGGAGTAGGAACAGGTAGTGATGATAATTGGGGTAATACAATAGAGTTTGATACTTTTAGTTTTAATACATCTACTTGGAA